CCGGACTTCTAAATGTGTCCTGTGCAGTTTTTGTTAATACGTCATCTACTTGTTGTGGAGTCATCATACCTGACAGGCCTTTTAGTCTGCCTGTTGGAAGTTTTTCTTTTGCAAAGAAATCAGCAAGGTCACCTACATCTGGTGATTTGCCTACACCAGTTTGACCTGCGAATTGCTTCCATTTTACGTTAATTTCTTTTGCTCTTTGACTAGAGTCAACTTTTCCTTGCAGTCCTGCCGCTGTTGCTTTCATGCCTACAGCACCGGCCGCCTTTGCACCTACTTTACGTGCTAAATCGCCTAATGCACTACCGCCAGGCGCTTCATTTACGTTATTTTCAGATACAATATCGTATATTTTCATAGTATTTGCTCCAACTCTATTATATTTATGCTTAATTAATATAATTACCGTTTTAAATAGAACTATGGTGACACAATACCATTTATATATAAAGGGCAAAACTGAGCCAGAAGCGATTTTGCATACTATAGAAGAAGCCAATCAGGCTATGTATATGATCAAAGAGCAGAATCCGTATGAAGAATACGAAATTATAGAAACAGAAGTGTCTATAGTTAAACCTGGTTTCGGACGTGATCCTGATTTACACTAGTTTGAATGCTATGTAGATGTGCTAAAGCACATCTGGTTTTCGCTGTCGCTCAAACACATAATTTCCTTATGAGTGAAGTAATAAAGTGCGAAGCACGTTAGCATCATGTAGATAGTTGAGCCACAATTCGCCCGTTGCCGGACGAACTGTATGGTTTCACATCATGTGAGTTAGCGTCACCAAACTGTTTAAGAAGATTACATATAATATGTACGGAGGCGGTAGACCTGCAACCCCCTACTTCAGCATTCGCGATATCCACGGTAAGCAGTTAGTCCCAAACAGTCGAAACTACTTGCTTTGACGGTTGCTTTTTCTCATTGCCGTCATCTTTTATGCCTAAGTTAGCATTATCCTTGCAACGCACTAGAATCTGATCACAAGATATATGACCTCAAAGTGAGTCGAGCCACCCCGACCAAACAATGTTGCTATGTATTTTTATTTTAAGCCTTTTAGTGCTTCACGTAGTATGTTTGAACCGCCTACTCTAACGTTTATAATGCCATTGTAGTATTCGTCTTTTTCTAAAACTCTTCTTTCGAACTGTTCCCTTGCCTCTAAATAACTTGCAACGCCTCTACTTGGACAATAATAAAGTATTTCCCTTGTAAATTTGTCTTTGCCTAGTTCTTCTACGTCTGCCTTCAAGTGATCATTGGAACCCCAATAGTCTTTCCAGTCACTTTCTACTTTGCTTCTACGTTTGTTTATCTTTCCCTTGAGTGGTGGGCGTGTCTTTTTGAATTTAGCGAGTTTTTTGCCTACGTATTTGCGACTGTTAGTTGTATTTGTAATAAGATATACAAATGCTTCACAGTTTTCAGGGAGATTATCTATTGTATTTCCTTGATATGTCCAGTCGCTCATAGTAATAGTACTTACTCATCACTATTTTGCGTGTCTTCTTTTTTGGCAACAAACGTATCCATGATTTCTGTTCTACGTGTAGTTGCTAAACGTCTAATTTCGCTTAACCATTTTCTAGCGGCACGTTTTGTACGTTCGCTTTTGCGTATTTCAAAGGCTTCATTGGCTTTGTAGTACTCCATATACGCCTTTGTTAGTTTATCATGTGTGTCGTCTGTCATTGTACTATTTCAATATCGTTTTCATATGAAGTAAAACCATTTTCTTTGATAACTTTTAGTACATTATTCACTCTTCCGATCAATTCATCTTTATGTGAGATCAAATAAATGTTTTTGCTTCGCTCTCTACCCATTTTCTTAAGTACACTTAAAGAACTTTCAACACCTGCACTATCCATACCACTATCAATTAACTCATCAATAAACAACAAGTTGATATGTTGATATAAACTTTCCCATACATCACGGAAACTCCAACTCATACCAAGTATAAGTCTATTTCTTTCACCTCTACTTAAATTATCAAAGTCTAAATCCTGTCCTAGTTGTGTAATTTCTACACTTAGATCATTTTTAAACATTACACTATGTGGTAATCCAATCTTATCTAAGTAGTGTGTTAGTCTATTGTTTAGATATGCAAGGTTTTGTTCAATAATTTTCTTTCTAATAAAACTATCTTTGTTTGTTAACAGTTTGTATAAGAATTCTTGATGGTCTTTGTAACTGTTTAGTTCATTAATCTTATCCCAACTGATTTCTTGTATGGCTGTACTTTGTAAATCATCAATTTGTTCAGTATATGGATCAAGTTCTTCTTCTTTAGAAGTAAGAAGTTTCTTTAAGTTATCAACATTACTTCTATGTTCATATGCTTCTTTGGCTGTATCATAGAAAGTATCTGGTCTTGCGTCAAGATCGCCTATTTCATCGATCTTTGTTTTTACTTTATCATACTTTTCTGCTATTTCAATCATGTATGTGTGTGCATCACCATAGTCTTTCTGCATTTTGTCTTTCATTTCTTCAAGTTTGTCATCATGCAGTTCTTGACCACAAGCATAACACTTGGCACTTTCTAGATCATCTAGTTCTTTGCCTAGTTTGTGTACATTTTTATCTGCTTGTTCTAATGCACGTTCAACAGTTGCACGTTCTTTTGTTAAATTAGTAAGATGTGTGTTTAGTTCTGTCCAACTAGATAGTTTTTCATGTGCTTCTAGTTCTGCTTCAATATCAACTTGTTCAAGTTCTTTGATTGCTTTGTTAAGTTTGTCACGTTCACTCTTATTAGTTGCTATCCAAGCCTTTTTTCTACTTTGTAAATTACCAATGCTTTCAGTAATTTTTTCATTACTGGTTTTCACTGCTTGTATTCTTGCATTCTCTTCTGTGATATCATCTCTAGTAATTTTAATTTTCTCACGTAGTAAATCTGCTTTTTCAGATAGTATTGTTATACCAAGCAACTGTTCTATGATAGCACGTTGGTCGTTGTTCTTTAATGCTAGGAAAGGTTCTGTGTAAGTGTTAAGTGCCACAATGTGTTTGAACATTTCGTGGCTCATACCTAGTAATGAATTTATATCTTCTTGTGTTTTACGACTATCCCCTTGCGATTCATCACTGATTTCTTGGTCCTGACCATTAATTTTAAATTTTAGTGTGTTAGGTTTGCGTCCTCTTTCAATATGATACTCGGTATTGTCCTTTTCAAATGCAAGTGTAACCAACATAGACTTGTTATTTGTTTTGTTAACAAGATTATCACGTCTAATGTTAGTTAATGCAACACCAAATAGTGCATAACTTAATGCATTAATGATTGTTGTCTTACCTGTACCATTACGTGACCCACTATCGTCACCACCTTGATCAAGATTTTCACCTAAAACTAGTGTAAGTTGTTGTTTATCAAAGTCAACTGCCTGTGTAGAGTTACCTACACTCATAAAATTCTTAACTGTTAGACTTTTTACCTTAATCATTCTTTTCTAGTTCCCTATATATGCTTAACAGTTTAGATTTTTCAAACTGATCACTTTCAATTGCTTCAATTTCTTTAGCAACTATCTCATCTACACTTTCAAATTGTGCTACATCTAGTTCTGTGTTAATTTCTTCATCTTTTGTACTAGGTATAAGTGTAATTTCTCTACAATTATACTGATTGATAAATGTTTCTTTGATAAAACTTGCTTCTTCATAACTAATTGGCAAGTCAAGTGTAACTCTTAGATACATTTTAGGTTTAATTAGTGTATCTTTTTCATCAAGTAATCGCGAAAGTTTGACTGTGCGATACTTAGGACAATTCCACCAGTTGATGTATTGAGGCTCACCTCCCTTTTCAAGTATCATCATACCACGTTCATCATCCCAAGCATCAGCATAGTTGTGAGGTAGTGCGTTACCAATGTAATGTACCGGACCTTTAACTTGACGTTTGTGAAAGTGTCCACTGAATACATACTCTTGATGTTGGAAGTGTTCTGCTTTTAGTTCGCCTGTGTCAGGCATTTGTACCATAGCATTCATATAGAAGTTTGGCAATTCGAAGTGACCAAACATATATTTTGTTTTAATCTTAGAAATCTTTTTCCATTCATCACCTACTAACCAAGGAACAAGGCAAACATCATCTTCAATCATGATTTCATTGACCATTGTAATACCTTCGATATGTCTACCAAAAGCAATACTGTTCAAATCTCTTTTGTCTTTGTAATATAAGTCGTGGTTACCAGGGAAAAAGTAAAACTTTTCAAATGCTTTACCTAATTTTTCTAAACACCTGATAGTATAATCAAGTGTAGTGATGTTCAAACTGTTTCTATTATGGTGCCAGTCGCCCATAAAGATACCAGTTTCACAACCATTCTCTTTTGCTTGTTCAATATACCAATCGATGAACTCTTCACAGTCATCGTTATGTATTTTTGAATTAGATTTTAAACCAAAATGTATGTCTGTAAAGACAGCCGCTTTTTTAAACACGTATAAACCTCACACTTAATCTTATAAGCATACACAAAAACACGTTATTTGTCAACTTAAAATTTATTCAGAATCTTTTTTCTTACCGTAAGCCTCAGCAACTTGCTTTTCCCACTGACCTTGATTCTGTCTAGTGAAAGATGGATTCATATGATTCATTTCTAATATATCGTCACGTATGTTTTGATTACGTTTTTCAATATTAATAATTCTTACAAATGAATTTGTTACTGCCGCCGTGTAATATGCAAATGGATTGTTTGATTTTGATTCGTCAAACTGTAATCCAATCTGCGTCAACTGTAAAATTGCTTGACCACGCATTTCGTCATTGTATGTATATCCTCTAACATTTCCTCTTGTTGCATACCTATCACATAATTTCATCCACATACGAGCAAGATTGTTTGTTGCTTGTCCTCCCGTAAGTGAAAAGAAACCATTCTTCATACCACCTTCCCAATGGCTTTTGCCTGCAATTACTAATTCATCTTTTGAATTGAACTTCCAATGCTGGAATGGTGGAAAGTTTAGTTTTACTTTTGTATCTGCTATTGTTTTTGGATTCTTTTTACGACCTTTTTGTTCTGGTATATGGTCATATGTCATAATTCTAAATATTAAATCTGTTTTTTCAATTTTTCTGTAATCAATTTCGCAATCTGCTTGTTTTACTTTTTCGCCGTTTAGTTTACGTTGTTCATAATCTGCCATACCTATACGTTTGGCTCTGTTTCGTTTTGCTTCTGCAATAGTTCTAATGTTAATCTTTTCAATACTAGGTAAAATGATATCAAACTGATGGTAATCGGGGTCTACGTAACTACAAAAACTGTTTTTTGACTTGTGTATCTCTTTCAGAAGGTCTCTATTGTTCAGATAATTAGTTCTTCTCATGTGAAAATTCTCCATTTATAGTGTCTATTATAATATACGTAGTTAACTTTGTCAACTAAATACTGTATAGGAGTTTGCCAAAGTATGTCAAGAAGCAATATTAAAAATAGTTCTAGTTTTGACCAGAAGTTTGCTGATGAAGTGAAAGCAAAAAATCTAGGTATCAATACTTCCACTACTGACTTTAAAGCACCAGGTGGAAAAATACCTGAGAGCGTTAGCGATTTTGCTAGTTCATTAGGATTTGGCAAAAAGATACGTTCTAAAAATTTACCTACTGACAGCGGCGAAATTGAATCTTCAAAAAGTAATGTTAGTTTCAAAGGTGGTAAGAAAGACTGGCGTGTCAAATTAAGTATACCTAATATAAAAAGTTTCAATGAAAGTCCTTTGTTGAAGCCACTTGCAGTGACCGGTGGTTTGGTATTTCCATATACGCCAACTATTATCGTTGCTCATAGTGCCAACTATAATGCAATCGCTCCTATACATACTAATTATCCTTATTTTGCGTACCAGAACTCACAAGTGGACCAGTTGGTTATCACAGGAGACTTTTTTATTCAAAACGGTGTAGAAGCAAACTATTGGGTTGGTGCTATGCACTATCTAAGATCATGTACAAAAATGTTTTATGGCGGAGACGCATCTGAAATTGGTGCTCCACCTCCTGTTGTAAAATTAAATGGATATGGTGACTTTGTGTTTAATGATGTTCCAGTTGTAATCACAAACTTTACAATTGACTTACCGCAAGATGTTGACTACATACAAGCAGGTTTAAAAGATATAACAGTTAAACGTAGTGAGTATGTAACAGACTTTGATGATGGATCTCGTACAGGATTAAGTTGGGTACCGTCACAGTCATTAATTACTGTAACTGTACAACCAGTATACAGCAGAAGAGAAATAGAAAAATTCAGTTTACAGAAATATGTAAATGGCGGTTATGTAGGACAAGGTAAAGGATTTATTTAATGGCAAAATATTCAGAATCAAGTCCTTGGCATAACACTCCTACAAACGATAGTAATGAATATATGGATTTACTTCGTCCAAGAGCCATTCCAGCGGCACCAGATGATGTCGTTTATGAAATAGAACCGCAATACAATTATAGACCAGATTTACTTGCATATGATTTATATGGCAATCCCAAACTATGGTGGGTGTTTGCCCAGAGGAACATGGACACAGTTCTTGATCCAATATACGATATTAAAGTAGGAAGAAAAATTTACTTGCCGAAGGGATCGTCATTGAAAAGTGTCTTAGGAGTCTAAGATGGCCAATCGTTACGAAACCAAGAAGAAAAGAATAGAAGATAAAAAGAAAAGGCTAGAGGCTGAATCCGGTAAAAATGAAAAAGAAGAACTTGGCGGATCAACTACTACTAATACTACCAAGCCTGGTACTAATTCTAGTTACTCAAATGATGCTGATGTAAATCAGAACAGTTATACAAAACAAACTGAAACACAAGAAGAAACTAAAAAAGCAAAAACTCTAAAATACGAATCTATCAAAAAAACAAATATTAAATCAAACGAACTAGAAAAGTTTCGTAGTATGCAATATATTTGGAGTTTGTATTGTTTAACTAATGAAGAGTTACGAGATCCCGATAACACATATATGGTTGAAGGTAAAGAACCTAATGTTGTTCTTATCAAAGGCGGCGGTGGTACAGGCACAGTTGGTAAAAGAAAAGCAACTACAAGTCTTGAAAGAAAAGGCGGTAGAGTAGAATACTTTATTAATAGTGTAACGATTGATTCTGTTATAACACCAAATGGAAGAACCAGAATGAATCAAATGCACCAAGGTTCTTTTACTGTAATTGAGCCATACAGCATGGGACAGTTTCTAGAAGCGGCACAGATAGCCGCACAAATGGCAGGACATAAAACATATATTGGTGCTCCTTTTTTATTAACAGTAGAATTTATTGGACACACAGATGTAAACACTACACAAAGAGTAGGTAAAAGACAGATACCTATGATATTTGGTGATACTAGTATGTCAGTTGATGCTAGTGGAAGTGTTTATGAATGTACATTTATCAGTTGGAATTCAACAGCATATACAAATAGTGTAATTCAAATTCCTCATGATATTACTATTGTTGGTAACCAACTATCAGAAATTTTACAGAGTGGTGGTCAAAGTTTAACCACGGTGCTTAATACAACATTACTTAAACGTGAAGAAGAAGAAACAAGAACTTTTGCTGACGAGTATGTTATATTATTCCCTAGAGAAGATGAAATACAAAGTAAAAAATTAGAAACACAAAAAGAACATACAGTAGATGGTGTAACAATGACTGCACAAGAATACTATGCAACAGTTGGTGGGGAAAAAGTTAATGAAAATGAAAGAATGGACTTTGAAGCATGGTTTGAAGATACACTAGGAGTAAGTGTAAAACGTAGTAATATAAGTGAAGCAGTAAAAGTACAAGCACTACAACAAGAAAAATTAAATGACATAGGTAAAAGTAAACTAGTAGGCGATAGTTTACAAGGTGGAGAAATACTACAATCAGGATATGGTAAAGTTTATGATCCTGAGAAAAAAGCCTTTGAACAAAAATCAAATTATATACCTGCTGACAAACGTGCATTTAAATTTGAAAAAGGTACTAAGATTACAAACATAATTGAAGAAATGATTTTGCAAAGTGAGTATGGAAAAGAACTACTAAACAAAAAAGTTGTTGATGGTTTCCGTCCTTGGTTTATGGTGCAGTCAATGGTGTTTAATGTACCTGTCAAAGAAGTAGAAGATAGAAAAGGTAGACAACCTAAAATTTATGTGTTTAGAGTTTTACCATACAGAGTTCATGCAAGTGTTTGGATGTCACCATCTGATGTTGCACCAGATACAACACCTTTGTTAGTTAGTGTAAACAAAGAATACAACTATCTATACACAGGTAAAAACAAAAATGTTTTAAACTTTGATTTAAAATTCAATTACAGATTCTTAACACCTACACCATTAGACAAAGGTGATGATACTTTAACCAAACAGAATCCAGGAGGCAATGCCAGGGGTGACGGTAAAGATCTTGGTAACACAGTTAAAGAAAAAGAAGGTAACCCAGATAAACCTAAAGTGCCTCTAAAACCGTTGGTAGGAGCAGATGTAGAGGTAATTACTAGTGGAATGAGAGCAGTTCCACAGGATACCAAAGATGTAATTGCAAGAACATTCCACAAAGCATTGGTTTACAGTAATGCTGATATGGTACAATGTGATCTAGAAATTATGGGAGATCCATATTTTTTAAGTGACAGTGGTACAGGAAATTATCAAAGTGCTGAAGGCACTACATGGTTTGAAGATGAAAATGGACAAATAGACCATGTGCGTAGTAACCAATACATTATAATAAACTTTAGAACACCTTTTGATTATGCATCAGGTCAAAGTTTAATGCAGTTTCCAACTGATACAGATGAATCAGGAGGAATGGTAGTAAGAGAATTTAGTGGATTATATCAGGTTATGCAGTTACAACACATATTTGAAAGCGGACAGTTTAGACAGTCGCTAAAATTAAACAGAATGCTTAACCAACAAGATCTTGATACTAAAGAAAAAGGATCAGATCAAGTTAATCCAACTGAAGATACAGGGGTAGAAAGTACAGCAGAGTAATGGCAGAAAAAGATCTAGTAACGTATAATAAAAAGGTAGAAACATCTGCAGGTCCCTATCTGGCCAAAGTAATTAATTTACTTGATTCAGAATATATGGGAACACTTCAGGTACAGTTGATGAAATCCAACACAACTGGTGGACCTAATGAAGAAGCATCAAACGTTTATAGTGCTAGATATCTTTCTCCGTTTGCAGGGCAAACACCTAGAGTAGGTATTACAAAAAATGATGACTATAGAAATACTCAACAGAGTTATGGTTTCTGGGCAGTTCCACCCGATGTAGGCACAGTTGTACTTGTTATTTTTGCAGAAGGCAATCCTAATCAATGTTACTGGTTAGGTTGTGTACAAGACAAATATCAAAACTTTGGTATGCCAGGTGAAGCGGCAACAACATACACAACAGAAGGTACACCAGATGATTTGAAAGGCAAAAAACTTCCTGCGTCTGAATACAACAAACTTGGAGAGCATCAAGGACAAGATCCTTCACAGTTTTTAAAACCATATCAAAAAGAATTTACACAAAACCTACAAGACCAAGGTTTGCTAGAAGATGAAATAAGAGGTATTACTAGTTCAAGTGCTAGACGTGAAGTGCCTAGTGCAGTATTTGGTTGGAGCACTCCTGGCCCTGTAGACAAACGTCCAGGTGCGCCTATGGGTAGAGTAGGTACAAAAGCAGACAATACAAATATACACAGAGCAAGACTTGGTGGTACAAGTTTTGTAATGGATGACGGAGACGATAAATTTTTACGTAAAAAAGATGCAAGTAGTGGTCCACCTGAATATGCAAAAGTTATGCTTGGCGAAACAGATGGAGATCCTACACTACCATTTAATGAACACGTAAGATTGCGTACTAGAACAGGACATCAAGTACTGTTACACAACACAGAAGATTTAATTTATATTGCAAACAGTAAAGGTACTGCTTGGATTGAATTAACGTCAGATGGTAAGATTGATATATTTGCCAAAGACAGTATTTCATTAAACACAGAAGCAGATTTTAATTTACACGCACTAAGAAATATCACTTTTGAAGCAGGTGCAAATATTGCCATGAAGGCTAGTGGATCTTATCTAGGCATTAATGGTAAAACAGATGTGGGTAGAATACAACTAGAATCAAAAAACAATACTAATGTATTAGTAGGTGGAACTACACACATAACAACTTCAGGAAACTTAGAATTGAATACACTAGGTGCTAATGCTTTTACGGCAGGCAGTACAACAGATATACTCAGTGGAGGCAACCATACAGAAACCGCTCCGGAAATCCATATGAATGGACCGCAGGCGGCTACGGCCGCTACCGCGTCCGCCCTGTCTACGCATGGCTTACCCGGCCACTACATTAACGAAGTCCTAGTGCAACGTTCACCGCAATCAGAACCTTGGAGGCATCATGAAAACTTGAATCCAGATGCATTTAAAATTATTAAAACAGATAGGGATAACATAGTTACGGTAAGAAATGACGTAATTGTTGAACCTACACCAGACCCATTTAGGAAAGAAAGCACCAGTACATAGAGTAGGTAAATATTAGTATGGCACAAGATTTATATAAAAATATCAAAGTAAGCAGTCCTAACAACAAAAAAGATGGACCTGTAACTACTAGTCGTGCCTATAGAGGATTAAGCACAGTTAATCCTGACAGCAATAGTTCAACACTCTTTGACATTGGCCTGATTAAACAAGATATTATCAATCATTTTCATATAAGACAAGGAGAAAAATTAGAAAACCCTGAGTTTGGAACAATTATTTGGGACGCTTTATACGAACCATTAACAGAAAGTATGAAAGAAGCAATAGTACAAAATGTTACAGAAATTGTAAACAGTGACCCAAGAGTAACAGTTAACTCAGTAGTACTTGACCAGTATGAAAGTGGACTAATTATTGACTGCGATTTAACTTATTTGCCCTACAATATCAGCGAGAAAATGCGTTTGACATTTGACGAAGATAACGGGATAATTTAAGTACGTAGTTAATGATATAAAATAAATAGTAATATTAAGGAAAGCAAATGTCATCAACAAATAGACAAAACAGACTATTAGTAGCAGAGGATTGGTCCAAAGTATACCAATCTTTCCGTAATGCTGATTTTAAATCGTACGACTTTGACAATTTACGTCGTACAATGATAAACTATCTCAGACAAAATTATCCAGAAGATTTCAATGACTACATTGAATCTAGTGAGTATCTAGCATTAATTGATCTAATTGCTTTCCTAGGTCAAAATATTGCTTTCCGTATTGACCTTAATGCTAGAGAAAACTTTTTAGAACTTGCTTCACGTAGAGAAAGTATTTTACGTTTAGCACGTTTATTATCATACAATCCTAAACGTAATATTCCTGCTAACGGTTTGTTAAAAATGGAAAGTATTACTACAAGTGAAGATGTAATAGACAGTAATGGAACTAATCTTAATGGACAAACAATAATTTGGAATGACCCAAGTAATCCTAACTGGCGTGAACAGTTTGAAAGAGTACTTAATGCATCATTACCAATCAATAGTCCATATGGTAGACCAATTAAAAAAGATTTAGTAGAAGACATTCCTACCGATCAATACAGATTAAATGCAAGTAATTCTGATGTACCAGTTTACACATTTAGTAAAAATGTTGACGGAAGAAACTTACAGTTTCAAATAGTATCAACTGATGTTGCAGATGGTATTATTAGTGAAGAAGCACCATTGCCTGGAAACAGTTTAGCATTCTTATATAGAGATGATGGTAGAGGTGCAGGTTCTAGTAACAGCGGATTTTTTGTACACTTTAGACAAGGTATTTTAGATCAAGGCGAATTCAATGTAACAAGACCAAGCACAAACCAAAAGATTGAAATTGAAGCATCTAATATTAATAATGCTGATGTATGGTTATACAAACTTAATAGTGTTGGTGCTGAAGATGAACTATGGACCAAAGTTGATGCAGTTGAAGGAAATAATATTGTATACAATTCAACTAGAAAAGATCAAAGAAACATTTATGCGGCTTTAACACGAACAGGTGATGCAGTTGATTTAATTTTCTCAGATGGAACATTTGGAAATTTACCGCAAGGATCATTTAGAACTTATTACAGAACAAGTGCAAACGATAGTTATAATGTTGTGCCTGCAGATATGCAAAATATTACAGCATCAATTCCTTATACAACAAAAGCAGGTAATCAAGAAAATTTAAATATTACATTTAGTTTAAAATATACTGTTGACAATGCAAGTTTAAGCGAAACTAATGAAAGTATTAGAAATAATGCACCTTCAACTTATTATACGCAGAACAGAATGGTTACAGGAGAAGATTACCAAGTTGCTCCTTTGGCTGTAAGTCAAGAAATTATTAAAGTTAAAAGTGTTAACAGAACATCAAGTGGTATTTCACGATACTATGATTTATTAGATGCAACAGGAAAATATTCTAATACAAGTTTAATTGGTACAGACGGTGTTGTGTATAAAGAAGATGTAGTACGCAAAACTAGTTTTACATTTAATACAAGAACAGATGTAGAAGGTGTTATTGAAAATGTAATTACACCTATACTTTCTAATACAGAAACAATTAATTTTTACAATGACAAGTTTCCTAAAATTATTGTTGCAGATTTACTTTCAGAGTTTCATCAAGTAAGTAACGCAACAAACATGAGTACAGGTTCAATTACAGATAGTAACAAAACTGCTTACCAAGTTGGAACATTTACAGGCAGTGGTTTAAGATTTATTGAAACAGGAAGTTTGATTAAATTTACTGCACCGTCAGGACAACACTTTATGGCAGATAATAGTCATACACTAATGGCAGGAAGTACTGATCACGCCAATGCAGTTGATTACAAATGGTGTAAAGTAATAAGTGTATATGGCGATGGTAGAACTAATAACACAGATGGTTCAGGACCTATTGTGTTAAATGATGAAATACCAACAGGAGCAATATTAAGTGAAATTAGACCTAAGTTTGCAAAATCTCTTGTAAATGATGTGAAGTCACAAATTATTGAACAAATTTTTAGTTACAAAACTTTTGGTTTACGTTATGACTTCCAAAACAGGCAATGGCGTTTAGTTACAGAAAATAACCTAGATGTAATTGGCGACTTTTCAACAGGTAAAACTGGTGATGTAACAAACCAACAGTTAGATAGTTCTTGGTTATTGTTATTTGAGACAGACGGTGAAAAGTATACTATTGAATATAGAGGTTTACGTTATGTGTTTGAAAGCGGTCAAGAAATTAGATTCTTTTATGACAGCATAAACAAAATTTATGACAACAGAACAGGGCAAATTGTAAAAGACAAAATTAGTGTACTATCTATTAATAAAAAACCAGACAGTACTAGTCCTTTTAATATAGATCATAATTTACAAGTTACAAAAGAATATAGAGATCCAGAAGGATATATTGATAGTAAAAAAGTAGAAGTTGGTTTTTATGATACAGATGATGACGGGGTTGTAGATGATCCACAAACATTTGATCAAATTGTAGCACCTACTGTAAATTCAACATCAAAATGGGTGTTTACTAAAAAATACATTACAACAGATAACATTGAGGACTACAAATATTTTGATAATAGTGCAGGCACAATTAGTGTTGTTGCAAATGAAAGTGCAATTGGCTCTTTGAGTGGATTTGCTGATGGTAAGTTATGGTACATTGTACAAACAGAAGTATTTAAAAAGTATAATAAGACTGCTGGTTTATTAGAATTAACTACAGACTATCGTGCTTATGTTGGTAGAGACAAATTAAAATTCCATTATGTACATACTGCTGATGATGATTCAAGAATAGATCCAA